AGTTTAACAAATTCTCCATTCATTTGTTTATATTTATAAACTTAATTAATTTAAATTCATTTTTAATTAAAAATATTTAACTGTCAGTGAATGACAATGAAATATACTAACTGTACCCAACCTCTACATTGTTCTTCTCACCAGACCACGTAGTATATGCATTTTCAAAATACACCGTCTCCTTAATATCATCCTTAAACATCTCTTTTAAAATCTTATCCGTAGTCATATCTGATTCAGGCCCCTTAACACGACCATCACACACAATAAATAACATGCGATTACCATTATCAATATCTTTTTGATTCTTCAAACTATCAATTGTATTTTTTAATTCATCCTTTGTTTCATTATAACACGGAACTAAAAACCCAATTCTTCTTTTACTAAACTCACTCTTTTCACCCTTCTCCGGCTTAAAAATAAATTCTTAATACGCGCCAATACAATAAGAATAACAGACAAACAATTAAATGATGTAGATAAAGATAACGGAACAACAAAAATATACCAATACTTAGAATAAATAATACACGTTACAATTAATATTACATTAATAATTAACCACAGCGAAAAAATAAATACTTTCTGATAAAAATGAGACACGTAAGACAACATTTCGACACAAACAATATTTTTTTTATCACTGTATCTTTAAATCATTTTTTTTTTTTATACACTATTTTAAACAAAAAAGACCCCAAAGGGTCTATTTTTTTATATAATTCATTTTAATATTCATCCACAATTACACATCTCCAATCACATTCTTTATTTGATTATCAATCAAATTCATTAACATAATTTTTTTCATTAAATTCATTTCATTTGTTTTCATACTCAAATACATATAGATATTATCTCGAATATATTCATATGAAACTCCATTAATCTCCCAATCATAAATATACTTTATATACCGAGTATATCTTTCATCTGTTCTTAACAATTCTTCCTCACCAATAAATTTCATATCAATACATTCAAACAATTCCTTACGCTCATCATATTCAATCACAGCATTTGACATTCCATGACAAATGCTGTCAACATCAGATACATTATTAGACAAAGAGTGCTTTTTAAACGCTTCAGTAAGTTGATCCATACTTATTCATAATTTTAATAAAAATTCAATTTTTTATCTCTGTATATCATCCTTATTTTGATAAAACATTACTATACCATACACATGTTTACCATAACCATCCCTGTGCGTAAACTCAACTAGTACATTATGTACATTTACACACTTCTCTTCCACAGAAATTGTCATCTCATCATTATATTCCTTCTTCGCACATTCTAATGCATTATCATACGCATCCGACAAACTACAAAATATACTTAAAATCTCAAACGAAATATTCTTACGACAATTAAAATATTTTATAACGATATACGTGGGAATTCCTTCCGTCGACATCATATTAAATCACTCATAATTTATCTATTTTAAATTAAATTCAATTTTTAATAACAATTACATTTTATCAATTACTTTTTTTAATTCTTTATCAATTTTCCTCATAAGTTTTAATTTTTTTACCAAATTTTGTTGATTCGTCTCTATATTTAAAAATGTCTTAATGTTCTGCAGTATATATGTATATGATACACCATTCACTTCCCATATATCAATACCCTTTACATATCTCAAATACCTTTCTTCCGTATTTAATAATTCCTCTTCGCCAGCAAGCTTTAATTTTAAATAATCTACTAATTCCTCAACCTCATTATTATAACTCTTATCACTTATTGCATTTTTATTATTTTCATTAGAATCATTTATATTAACCCTTGCATTTTTATTCCCAATTATAGATAGCTTTTTAATAAGCTTCTCCATTCAATTTATACTGTTCCCAATATCCAATATTAACATTATATATTTTTAATTCAATTTTTCTTTTAGCTATCAGTGTGGTAAAATTTTTTACTTTTATTCACAACAATTAATATGCATCAATTAAAAAAAAACATATTTATATGTTGGTTTCAAGGTACATCACACTTATCTAAACACCCCAAAGCATCATTGTTTCAAGAAAACATTAAAAATTGGACTCTGTTAAATCCTGATTGGAATATAATACTCGTATCTCATACAGAACTCAGAAATGCATGCAAAACATTTTCTAAAAAATGTCTCAAATTATATGACTCCTTTAAAGCTATGCATCTCAAAATTGACCTCGGTAGATATGTATTGCTTTATCTATATGGAGGAATGTATGTCGACATCGATATGTATATATTACGTAGTTTAAATACATCTAACAAATTTCAACAATTTATACAAAAAAAAATACATCATGAACACATTCTAGGATTGAGCTCTCTAAATCTTGATTTACACGAAAGTCTCCTTTTTATAGGAAAAAAACACGTCATCAATAATGCCATGATGATTAGCACTAAAAATAATCCTCTCTTATCTTTAGCAATACAACATATTATATCTAATTCAACACATTACACAACAACTCTCAATATATACTCTAAAATACAACAAACTACAGGACCTATATTTATTAATACATTCTTTCCAAAATTTATCCAACATAATACATACTCATATATTGAAATATTTCCACACTACTTCTTTGAACCAGCATCACCTTACGGCTCATCCAATATCACAGAAGAAACAATTGCTATACATACTATGGAATTATCATGGATTCCATCACATATTAAATCATCCATATATTTCTATTATACTATCAAACCTTTCATTATACCTACACTCATCACTCTATTATCTATAATTATATCCACAAAAACTCTAAAAATCACCTGATTTTAACTCCTCATAAACAGCACGCCCCCTATCTGCTATTCCTAAATACATACCAACTATACCTATAATCGTTATAAATATACCCGCCACTAAATGCGAAATTAAAAAGCTTGTCGCAGTCTCATGCTCCTTTTTATATTTCTCACAACTATTACTACACTGAATACCTATACTCGTTGTAGCTATATACGACCCACCACATATAACCAATAACAACGCAAAACTAAATACCTTCCATTCCATCTCTATATATTTTATTTATATTTATAATAAATAAAAAAAAATTATAAAATCAATTACCATTATCTAATAATAATTTAAAATCAACAACTCTTGTTTATCCCCTCTATTCGCCCCCTTACCACCCAACGAATACTTTGTTGTTAAATTTATCTGTTTATATTCCTTATATAAATCTTTTATAAAATCTGTAGCACTATTCGATAACATTACATTCACACCCCTCTTTGTTAATTCATCTACAAAGAGTTTCAACTCGTTTTGTTCCATCTCATCAAATTTATTATTCGTATAGTCCGTAAACGTACCATGATAGGGAGGGTCTAAATATACAAAATCATCCTTCTCAATCAAACCCATTATACTTTTATATTCGCAACATGCAATATGCACATCCTTTAAACCTTTGTTCACACTCCTCAATACCACCTCATCACATATTCTTGGATTCTTCATCTTACCAAAGGGTATATTAAATTTACCACTTAAATTCTCCCTATACATTCCATTATAACCACACTTGTTTAAATATATAAATAATGCAGCCCTCTCCACCTCATTCATATCATTAAACTTAATGTCATTAAATCTTTCTCTTCTCTCATAATAATTATTCACCTCATTATTATATTTCTCCTTATTCAATTCAACAATCAAATCATCCACATTATTTTTTATTACCTCATAACAATTTATTAAATTCTCATTAATATCTGATATCGTATAACTTCTCCTACATTTATACCTTGCATCCTTCAATAAAATATTAAATAATACACTCCCACCTCCAACAAATGGCTCAAAATAATTATTAAAACCTCTCACAGGCAAATTATCAATAATATATGGCAATAATTTTGTCTTTCCACCACAATATTTTATAAATGGTCTCAAATTCTCATTCATCATTACTTAATTAACACATACAAAAAAAACACTTTTTTTTAATTCAGCAAAAAACTTACTAATTTACATCACAAAAACAATAATTCCTTACCTTATCACATATCCTTCTTATCTCCATCCCCAATTTTGACCTACCAGAATAATACACATCCGTCCTCTCATCTTTCACTTTATTATACATCAAAATATCATTGAAATTAGGTCTACACATACTATATACAACTTCCATATAATCTAACGCATTTATTTTTTTACCAGTCACAAATAACATCATATTTATATTCTTCTTATTATATATCTGCTTTATTATCGGCAATAACCACCCTATCTCCTCTTCATGTCTAACTATTAGTATTATATGTAAACTATATATCAATATATCTTCCTCTATTAATCTCTGAAATACATTCGCAAATGGCGTCACCCCTATACCACTAGATATTAATACAACCTGCATTTTTGATATTCTATTCAATATATCCTTAGGCAACGCATAATATGGACCTTCTACCAATATTTTTATATCTTTTATATACACCTTTTTTAATATCTCATAAAATTTTCTTGTCCAATCACCCCTCATTTTATAATAAATATAACATTCACCATCTCTATATATTGCAACTGTAAATGGATGCCACTCCAAATAACTTATATTTGGACAACATAACCATACTGTTTTTCCACCATACCCATACGGTAATCTCAACTTTAACTCAATTATATCATTGCCACAATTTAATACGTTTATTACCTCCACTCTCTTCATAAACTTATATATCGTACATCCACACACATATATTAATGGTAATAATAACCAAATCCAAGAAGTAGACCCTGGACATACACCATAGTCATTCTTAATAAAACATAAATTACCATGAACAAATAAAACCACACTATAACTTACCATAAACACATAATGAAAATATAAAAATACCTGATAATATAATTTTCTAATACGTGATGCAGATAATATAATCACCATAACTAACAATAATACTAATATGTTTCCACTTATACCTATACTAGACGTAAATAACCCATACTCAAATCTAATAAATTTTATATAATGACATACCACGTGCACTATACTCCACACGCATAATGATACCGAAAAACATATATGCATATATTTCAATTTAAAAGGTATATACACATACAACTTAGGAAGTCTAACTATACTCATCAACGATAAAAAACTTGATATATTAATTAAAAATGCACTCGCTTTCGCCAAAGGAAAGGTAACATTATATTTCTCACACACACACCTATATTCAACCAAATTACTATAATAATAATACAACCCTACAATTAAACATAATTGTATTATACACCATATTATAATAATACTTTGTATCATTACACAAAATATATATGCAACTTATTCATATATATTTATTTTTAAAACACTTTTTTTTATCAATCTATAAATACTTATCCAAATCATTCACATCAATCCAATCCAATACACTATATTGCTTTGTAAACTCTACAAAATCTTTCACATATGTTGATGCATGCAAATTTCTATAATTAATTAACTCTATCGTACTACTCTCAAATAACTCTCCCGCACAAAATACTATTAATACCTTTGCATCTTTATATTCCTTTGTCATCTCTAATTTCGTACTATATTTACGAGCAACATGGTCTATCTTCTCAGAACTAGTACCACCACAATTATATGTTCTACTTTTTACTTCTATGAATAAATTTTTACTCGGAACATAAAAATCAGGCTGTAAATATCTCTTACCACTACCATACTTTATCATAGGTTGAATCACATACTCAATACCCTTTCCACTTAATAATCTACTCACATACCATTCACTAATCTTTCCAGAATTCTTTGATAAATTAACACCAGTATACTTGTATAAATTTACATCAGACAAAAATTCCTTCTCTTGTAATGCATTCAATCTAATCTTCCCAGAACAATACTTTTTAATTCTTGTAAAAATATCTCTTTGCATTTATCTTTATAAAAATTTATTCATTTTCAATTTTATTTAATTCACACTCATACACTACGCTTAACAATCTTCTTAATAATAATACGCGGCTGAACACGCTGCTGAACACGTGGCTGAACACGTGGCTGAGAAGGAGCCATTAAACCAGTTACACCCTGCAATAACTGTGGTTTACTCAATACACTAGTAGCTGTCTTCAATAATGCAGGATTCGTTAAAACTGCCTTCGCACCCATCGCTATCGCTGGTAAAATACCACCACTCTGTCTAATTTTACTCTTACGCTTTGTTTTACTCTTTACCTTACGCTTCACTAAACCACGCTTACGCTCTGTTTTACTTTTTACCTTACGCTTTACTGAACCACTCTTACGCTTTACTTTACTCTTACTCTTACGTTTTACAGAAGTTTTTGATACACTCTTACGCTTTACAGAAGTTTTTGAAGCACTCTTACGCTTTACAGAAGTTTTTGAAGCACTCTTACGCTTTACAGAAGTTTTTGAAGCACTCTTACGCTTTACAGAAGTTTTTGATACACTCTTACGCTTTACAGAAGTTTTTGAAGCACTCTTACGTTTTACAGAAGTTTTTGAAGCACTCTTACGCTTTACAGAAGTTTTTCTGGCACTCTTACGATTTGTTTTATTCTTCACCGATTTATTTGGTTTGTATGATTTACGTTTATTTGACTGTTTCTTCATTTATATTATATCCTTAGAAATTAAAAATAGAAATATACAAAAAATATCTATAAATCTTAAGTTCAAAATTTAAATTTAAAATTTAACATCATTATATAAATATTAATGTTGGTTTTAGTTACTGGTGGAACTGGACTCGTCGGCGCATCCTTGTCCACACTTGTTAAAAAACTTTGTCTTGACGAATTTGATGAATATATCTTTCTATCAAGCTCTCATTGTGACCTCCGAAATGAACAAGCGATACATACTTTATTCGAAACACATAAACCAGATGTGGTTATACATTTAGCAAGTTTAGTTGCTGGGTTATATGGCAATATGGATAATAATTATCGTTTTTTAATTGACAATGTTAAAATAAATACAAATATATTAGAATGCTGTAACAAATTTAACGTTAAAAGACTCATTAATGTACTTAGTACTTGTATCTTTCCAGAACAAAATTCATATAATAATTTAACTTATCCATTAACAAGTAACCAAATCTTAAATGGTAAACCACATCCAAGTAATTCTGGATATGCTCATTCTAAACGAATTCTACACATTGGCTCAAAACTATTAGCAAACACATCCGACATAGAAATAGTTAATCTAATCCCAACTAATCTATATGGTAAACATGATAATTATCATCTACATAAAAGTCATGTTATTCCTGGATTAATACACAAAATTTATTTAGCAAAAAAAAATCATGCAAACCTTATTATTCGAGGCACGGGTAAGGCAAAAAGACAATTTATATATGCAGACGACTTTGCTAACATTATTCTCCATTTCATATCAACACCCTTGCAGAAAAATTTTAACTCTTTAATCGTATCTCCATCACATACTCACGAAATTACTATTGAAAAATTAGTCTCACATCTAGTTTACATTTTTGATTTTGATGGCAAAATTATTTATGATAGTGATTATTCAGACGGACAGGATATTAAAACGGTTGATTCTAATGAACTATTAGAATATATTCCAAATTTTCAATTCACAACTCTGCACGAAGGATTACACAAAACTATCAACTACTTTGTTCAAAATTATGATACAATTCGAAAATAAGTTATAACTCGCGTATATTTATAAAATTAATTTCATCCTATTATAACATAATATGCTTTTTACTGATAAATTATATTTAGAAACAAAAAATGCTCATACTATCGTCGATAAACATCCATTCGTTTTCATGATTCGAAACAATTACCATGCAGGTGAATTATATATTAATTTGAATAAAATTTGTATATATCATATTCAAACTACTCTAAAATTACAAAACCCACATCTGTATTCTAACTTGTATCGTAAAATAGAACGTTTACCTGAAATATATATTACGAATACATTATTAGAATTAATACAACATTGTAAAACATTCCCACTAGAATCCGCATATCAATTCTATCTTGGACTATTATTTGGAGGTAACATGCTAAAAAAAATGTTACCAACAAAACATCACGATTTTTTAACTTATGATAACCCCAAAGAACTCATATCCCACTTTAAAACATACTTGTGCAATCATATATCTAACACACAACAAGAAACATTCATCCAAAATGTTAATAAAGCATATACATTAATTGCAATTATTTTTGACGAATTTTTTGACAAAATTAAGTTATTAATGGAATCTCCTTCTTAATTCGTTAAATAACGCATTTTTATCTATCTCAGAATTTCCATTTAATATCGAAGAATTCTCTTGAACTCTTCTCAATAAATACGGAATCGTCTCCTTAACTGGACCATATGGTATATACTTTAATACAGAAAATCCCGACTCTGCAAGCGCATATGTCATATTATCCTGCATACCCAATAATTGTGCAAAATATACTATATCCTTACTATTATCTAACCCCATACGTGACATCATCGCAATAGTATGATGAATAGATTCATGATTATGTGATGCAATTATAAAACTTAATTTATTCTTATCCACTATTTTTTGAATAAGAAAATCAATCGCCTTGTTATACATTATATGTGTATCTTCAATAGATACATTAATAGGATCACATATATCAAGATTTTTCGCACGAATTCTCTCTGAATTCATATATGCACCTCGAACTAACTTAACACCGAGTGTATAACCATTACGCTTAGCACGCTCTACATCCATCACTAAACGATTATACGCATCCTTAAGATACATCTGATATGTATTAAAAATAATCGGGATTTGTACATCATCAACACCAAATGTATATTTCTTTCTTTTTACGTTAAAACGCCTAGATAACGTTAACGCAATATCATCAATCGCATCCTGAAAATATGTTTGTTCCGCATCAATCATAATACGAACCTTTTTATTATATGCATATTTACACAATAACCTAACCTGATCCATAACTCTATTTATTAATATAATGTCATTGCGTATATTTCTATTATTATCAGAATTAACTCTTAATAATATATTGTATAACATATTCTTTCCAACCGATAACATATCACTAATATCAATCCAATCTACATATCCATCCTTATCACTATCCATTATTTTAAATAGCTGAGTAGCACTTTCTCTTGTCATATCAAGTGCCCTCCTCATCATATCTATAAAAGAGTCACAATTTACTACATTTTTTCCATTATTAACACACATTTCTAACTCAAAATTATACTTGATAAGATTAAGCATGTTCGACCAACGTTGCAATATAAATGGTGGTATAAAACCAGTCATCTTTAACGCAATAAAACTATTATTAGACGCAACGTCAATCATCCCCTTCATCTTATTTACTAGTTTTTTATTCTCCTCAAATACCTGAACATCACTTATATATTCTTTTTTTAAATCCGCTTCAACAGCATAATCTAAAATAGACCCGATACCATCCTTTTCTAACAAACTTGTTCTTCTTACAACCTCATCCACACTTTCTCCTCCACAAAAATGCCTAAAAATAGTATGTTTAATAATCATATCCATTGCCCTCCCTAAACCCATTTTATTCATATATGAAATCAATATGGGTGATATAGATATCAAACCAGGAATCTTACACAATTTAAACACCATATATGAATTCATAACTTCGAATGTCGATTTAGATACATGAGGCTTCACTTTATCTAATTGAATCAAAGATGTAGGTGAATTCTTCACTTGAGAATAATACCTATATCTAGATTGAATCATCATTCTATGACCTAATATAAACTTACCTAAATATCTCATATCTTATCATCAATACTTTAAATTTTATAAATATACGATAATTTATTTATTTATTAATAATATGTGTTATTCCGAAGAACAAAGTAAAGTCTCCCTTATTATTAATATTATAACATGCTACGTTTTATATACACACAAAAATAGTACTCCCACTCATAAAATACTCGCACTCTTTTTTGCTTTTGTCGGCATTATGCAACTTTTTGATATCATTTTTTGGAGAAATCAAAATATACAACACCCTTATGAAGCATATATCAATTATACAACCACCAAAATAGCCATGTTCTTCAATCATTTTCAACCTATTATATTAGCTTATCTCATATATACTTTTAAAAATACACTCGGACATACATCTAAAAACATATTACCTATTTACAGTATTATCATACTTTTTTATACCATTTATACTTATAATAACATCAAATATACACTAATTGAACAAATCGACACTAGAAATACAATAACAACAGAACGTGTTCCCACATTAAAATGGGAATGGAATATTCAACAAAATAGCTTATTTGTTTACCTCGTCTTTTTACTTACACTCGTCATTTTATTCTATGAAAACTTTACATATCCATTTAATATCATATTAGCACTTATTAATATCACAACATTCATCTTATCCGCATACTATTATAAAGGTAAATCTCTTGGAAGATTTTGGTGCAAATTCGCTGCATGGATACCACTATTATTTATATTTATACGCATATAAAAACTTATTTAAACATACGCTTATTTAATTAAAAATGCCATACATTCCACAAGAACAACGTACAATTATCAATCAAAAAATGTCTGACCTATTAGCAACAGCTGGTGATTTAACTGATGGTCAACTTAATTATATTATTTCAAATTTAATATATACACATTTACAAAAAACAAATATTAATTACTCCAAATTAAACTCTATGATAGGCGTCTTAGACTGCGCTAAATTAGAACTCTATAATCGTCTAATCACACCATATGAAACTCAAAAAATAACAGAAAATGGCAAACTTTATAACACATTTTAATAATATTATAATATATAATAATATAATATATATGTGTGATACTAATATACAATATTTTAATGTAATTGAACAAAATGATGAACAAGATACCAAAGAGCAATGTACACTTATATTTACTCCTAAAACATTTATATACGATATCATCTGGGACCTAAGTAATTCTATCATTCCATTCACAAATGGCAAACGATATTACGTATATCAAGATTTAACATTTCACCTAATAGATTACTATGAAATACACTTTCCATATATCCATGTCCGAATACACAATAACGATTCTAATTCATTACCTAGCATCCTTATCACTCACATCCAACTACAAGACAAACACACTATAATACATCATACACAACAAATTATAACACACTATATCAATAAAAAATTTTCTTTGTTTGTTTAACACTTTATATCATGTAAATATATATTTTAATGTAGTTGTCATTACATATTGATAATTATCAAATAATGTCATAAAATTACTTCTATCAAAATATTCATCAAATATAATATAATGAGATTCAGGATATATTTTACACGCTATCTGCATATTATCATTTAATACATTTTCTAAGATTGTATAATAATTATCCGGTTTTGTAAATGTTCTGTTTGTAATCTTATACATATAATTATTTACAAAATATTCTGGCAACATTGAATCCCATATATAATGTAAATTACTCGTTCTATTTCTACCATTCATATACATATTCACTCTAAATCCATTACCACCCCTCTCATACCCCAATAAATGCATTGGTTGAGAAAAATCCTGCACAAAATGTATTATAAATTTTAATAATTCAACATTTGTTAATGTCGAATTGTTTGACAGTACATAATCATATCCCGTATTATATTTTATCGAATTTGCAAAATCTTGTAATGCAGATATAATACAATTATTATGACAATACTTATCCACAATCGTTTTATCATATCTATCTATACTACATTCAAAAATATCTATAAAATGTAACTCCTTTGTCCAACTATATTTCACTTTTCTCTTTACTTTATCAGCCCAAGAACTAACTTCACTTATTGCAACCCCACCAAGCATTGATACTACTTTATCATACAATTCTCGCTCATATTTCATCAAATAATTATCTGTTAACTTACCCAAATATGTATGCATCTTATATCCATACCCATTCACCAATACCATAACACTATACATAACAACTAGGAACAACATATCTATATATTAATTTAAATCAGCTATATTTAAACTGAATTATCGTACGTTTCAATTTACAACATTATACATATTTAATATTATCAATGTATGATTTATTATATATAATTTAATATTTTATATACAAACTATATTAATTGAATTACACTAACAGTAAATTATCAGTTTAAAAAAACACAATTATTTAAATAAACAAACTACAATGAAATATATATCAACAAGATGTTGTAAAAATAAATATACTTTTGAGGAAGTATTCATGAATGGTTTAAGTAAAGATGGTGGCTTATATATACCAGACTCCATTCCTACACTAGAATTAAATAACATATCAAACATGTCAATATATGATTTAGCTTTTACAATATTTAGGTGTTATATAGATACATCCGAAATAAATGATAATGATTTATATAACATTATAAATGCATCTTTTATAAAAGTTCCAATTCATTTAAAACAATTTGACAACTTTTCATTATTAGAGTTATTTCATGGTCCAACTTATTCATTTAAAGATATAGCTTTACAAGTTGTTGGAAATTTATTTGAATACTTTTGTAAAAAACGAAATGAAAAAATTAATATACTCGGGGCCACAAGTGGTGATACAGGAAGTGCCGCAATTTACGGAATAAAAGAAAAGTCAAATATCAAATGTTTCATATTATATCCAAAAAATAAAGTATCAAATATACAAAGACGTCAAATGACAACAATTGATGACAGTAATATACATAGCATTGAAATAGATGGAAATTTTGATGATTGTCAAAAAATAGTAAAAGATTTGTTCTTAGATAATGAATTTAAAACAGAATATAAATTATCATCTGTCAATTCTATAAACTGGGCTAGGATAATATCACAAATTGTATATTACTTTTATGCATACTTTCAATTAAATAAAAATAATCACACATATATTAACTTTTCCGTTCCAACTGGCAATTTTGGAAATATACTGGCTGGATTTTATGCCAAAAATATGGGATTACCAATATACAAATTATTAATAGCAACAAATCATAATGATATATTGTATCGAATTCTAGAAACTGGAGTTTACGAAAAGAAAGAGTTTAAAGAAACACTCACCCCAGCCATGGATATCACTATTTCATCTAATTTTGAAAGACTGTTATGGTATTTAATATACGAAACAGACAAAAATAAAATAACTGTCTGTGAAAAAGTAGATGCATATATGCAATTATTGCAACAAACGGGTAAGTTTACACTAGAAAAGGAATATATATTTAATATGAAAAATACATTTATTTCAGAAAAAATAACTGATGATGAAATAATAGATACAGTTAAATATGTATATAACATATACAATTATATCCCTGATCCTCATACTACAGTTGGTATAAAAGCATATATGAAATATAATGAAAAAATAGAAGAAAAAATAACAACAATATGTATAGCAACAGCACACCCTAGTAAATTTGAAGACACTATTTATGATATACTACAAATTAAAAATACACCCGAACAATTAAAAGAATTATATTCAAAACAAGAGAAAATAATATCATTACCAATGAATACATACCATATAAAAATGTTCATAAAAGATAATAATAAAGTATAAGAATTTATTTAGAAATAAAATTATTTAAACACAACTAATTTTATTTGTAAATGGAAACATATACACAAACACAAACAGCATCTATTTCACAACATAAAAAGGCAATATGCAAAAATTTTATGCATAAAAAATGCGACAAAGGAAATACATGTAAATTCATACATAATCCTGATATTTGTTTTCACTTCTGGAAATATAACAAATGCAAATTTAATGATACATGTAAAAAATTACACACATCTGAACCATCACAATCCAATAATAAGCCTCCTATTAAACGAAAGAAAAATACAGAATGTTTTGAACCAATGGATAAACCAGTAGATATGCGTATCGTATGTGATGCTGGCACATCTTATGATAGATTATCAACACACTTAACCAGTAGAGATGTTCTATTAGTACCTAACTTATTTAACGACTGTCATTCTGGAGAATTATATCATAAATTGCTTCAAGAACTTGAACAATGCGGAATTCCACAGGATAAATTATTAAAAATGTGGCATGGTAATGATAAAATAGACGGTACACATCTAATTGTTGATGATAAAACTCGATGGAAAGACTCGTGCCCTACATTTCAAATGGTAATTAATCGTATTCGACAATTCTTTAATATGAATATTCAAGCTACACGATGTAACTGGTATAAAGATACATCTCATTGGAAACCATTCCACTTTGACGCAGCAGCTGTCAAAGAAGATAAAGCTGAATTACAAAATTTTACGGTCGCAGTCTCATTTGGCGTATCACGAGATGCCGCATTTGAACATGCGGATACTAAAACTGTCATCAGTATTCCACAACCAGATGGATGGATTTATGCCTTCTCTAAAGATACAAATATTATTTGGAGACATGGCATTTTACAAGATAATCCAATTCAAAATAAAGGACGTATCTCCATTATTGCATGGGGATGGATAGATAATATGCAAACATTATAATAACCAACTAGGTTTCAATTAATTTTTAAATAATTAACAGGTAATACTCGCTGATATTCATTTGACATATCTATCATTTTTTTTATAAAATATCGTACAGAACTATCTATATCTCCATTTCCTATTGTCTTGACATATTTATACGTAGCATTATATTTATCACACGCAAATCTAATATCAAATCGTCTATTTACAATCAAACATGGTCCATATAAACGAGTTAAATATGCATATTTACTATCCGAATCATTCGCATTTAAAAATGCATTATAATTTACATCTTTTATCATCTTTTTTCTAGATACACAAAAAACATGATACATCTTAATTATTGAAGTACCCTTTAAATCTGGATAACTCGTCTCGTATATATCAAATACATATTTATTTGATTTATTATACAAGAACTCGAAATCCTTTATTAAATCACCCTTTATATGTATTAATAAAATATCTTTTAATACTAAAAAATAAACACCCAATTTAATCTCCTTAATTAAGCAATACTTGTCATTTTCTTTAATTATCGTATTTGACATTAAATTATCATTATCGATTTTAAGCTTTTTTTTGCGTACGTTTGATACATTAAATATCTTTGACACCCTCGGCCTATTCTCGTTTATCGACACCAACCCATCATCTATATATAAATCAAACATATAATTTAATCCAGAATGTTTTACTTTATTATATATCTTATTTCTTAACATATCATACGTATATTAATTACATAAAAAAAATTAATAAATTAAACGGCTTTAAAAAGCCTAATATTTATTCAGTCTCAGACACCTCCTTTTTTTTTGTAGCATAAGCAGCTCTATTAGCCGCTCTCGTAGCTCTAGCAATTGCACTCTGCATTTCCCTCTTCTTTTGCTCCCTAATATACGACGCAGTGTGTTGCACCTTATCTTCTTCTACTTCTTCTTCCTCCTCTTCTCTAGGTCTTTTCGCAGCAATCTCAGCACGCTTCAGCATTACTTGCTCTTTTTCTTCACGTCTTCTCTTTTTACCACTTTCTACTTTTAAACCTCGCTTTATAATCGTTGCCAATAAAGTTTTGTAAATACTATCAAACGTCTTACGCACAGCAGGCTTCATAATATCATCTCTAATCGCAAATGGCGCTCTCACCAAATTATCTTTTATATACTCATATTCCTGCCGTAAAGCCACATCTCTCTCCATTTTCTTTTCAAGTTCTTGTTTAAATTTATCTAAAATAGGCATATTCACTTGCCCCCATACAACCTGCACCTCTTCAATAGGTAATGGAACTTCATTTATTAAATCATCAACTGTTATCTGTTGACTTTTCAATCTCATTAAAGCCTCACGACTTTTCATCAAGGCTTTCTCCTCCATTTCTTCCTTATAACGTCTACCAGTCAATGGATTCACTCCTAATGCTATTAAATCCTTTGTACTCGACACTCTCTGTATAATATTCACACGAATACCTAACATTTTCTGTAATACTCTATCAGCATTTATCATAATCTCTTTTATTATATCCATGTACTTGCCTTCGCTCTTACGAAATTCTCTAATATTACCAATTGACTCCTTAATTCTATCTTCATTCAAATTATCATTCCATCTCATCAAAAATACATTCTCATTCATACTTTGCGCCTGAATATCTTTTATCGTAAAATAACTAGGAAATAATATCGATATAACTTCATTCATATCTTTCTCAAAATTTTGCTTAATTAACTCATACAATACAACACACACTATAATAAATTTCATATTACTTGTTACCATAATGTCTGTCTTGTATCCAATACTTTTCACCTTACCTGAAATATCCTTCACTATACTCATAATAATATCTATCGTAGAATAAATATCAACACTCTCATCTGATATCTTAAGTAATCGTAGCACATTAACAATCTCATCTCTTAATTTCTTCTCCTGGCTTGTCAACTCACGCTGTACAACACTTGTACGTTGTATATCTTTAAATGAAGCTCTTGCAGGTGTCTCATCCTCCATCTCCACAACTGGACTCATAACTCCTATTTCCTCTTCCTCTGATTCTTCACCTTCCATATCGACAGAGTCACTTACCAACTCTGGCTGTGCAGCTATCATGTACTCCTCTTCATCCTTCTCAACCACAGCTTCCATTCCACCTAATTTAAAACCAGGCTGCATTTCTTGAATTTCATCTTGAGATATCTCACGTCTAATAAACGTATTAGTTTTCGTATCCTTTTCTGTAATAATAATACTATTATCTGGCAATACCTTGTTCACTTGTGCATAATTACCATTATTTAATAATATGTCCAAATAAAACACATCACTCGGATAAATTAAAGACGTCTCAAATACAGGATTACCATATTCATCAATTATGTATCTTCCATCCTTTGAACGCTTTCTCACGACATGCGACGTAACTGTTCTACCATTCGTAAACAATGTCACCGCCAAATGTGCAGCCGTATAATCTACGACCTCAAAACGCTTACCCTTATACATTCCTGTATTTACTACACCAAAATATCTATTTTCAGCTAGATTATCTCTCATCATTTCCTCAGATGTCATCTTTACCTCACCTAACCTCTCAATAAAATCCTTTGGATACTTTATCTGAAACGCCGTCTCACCCTCCTTTAATGCCTCACTTTCAATTGTTATCATATTTGGACGAAAGATAATTCTCTTCTTATACGCTACCAAGTAATGCGCTTTACTAGGATTATACATCTTTATATCACCCAAGTTATTACTCACGTTCATATAATAACGAGGACCCACTAAATCTTTCTTCATCACCATTCGCATAACTAAATCATCCACAAAATACTCTGGATGAATAATCTTATCCAATAATGATACATTCGTTTTTATTTCTTGTGATAATCGCTCTAGCAATGACGGCATTTCTGCATTTATTTGCATTTTTGTCAACTTTTCCGCTAATACATCCGCTGACAATGTCGTCATCTCATCCATACTTAATCTACTCATACCACTTACAATCGAATCATCCATTAAAGTAATCTCCATCACAAATGTATTCTTAACCTCAGCCATATCTCTTCCTTTCTTCATCAAATAATTCATAATTAAATTATCATCCGTAATCACACGGCCAACACGTAATTTATTATCCTCAGAACTCTTAAATAACTGAATAGGAACATACTCCCCACCAACCACAAGCAACACTTGCTCCACCTCTGAATCACCCATGTCCGTAATTATATGAGACCCAACATTCACAATAGGACCATACTTTTGCGCCTCCACATAAGCCCTCCCAGACACCATCAACGTAATACTCGCTGGAAAAAAGTCAGACACAAAACCATGATAACCCTTATATGTACCATGATTAAAAATAACATTCAAACCATGCGTAAATGCCTTCTTTTTCATCACTTCCTTTCCCTTTTCATTTTTTATTTCTTTTGTTTTTGTACCGGCAATAAGAGAAGCAAGATTAAAAGACATTCGATTTTATTACTATTAATAAATATTTTAGTATTTTTAATTAAATTGACAAATATTTAGTATTTTTTAATTTAAATTCAATTTTTATTCTTTTACATAATAACTAAACGCAATTACGCGTTCATACTCAATCTATTTCATTTATATTAGATATGTATTTATTCCATACATAACTTCTACAATATACACAACTCTTGTTTTTTTCCAACCAAACGTCCATACACTTTTTATGCATATAATTCTTACATTCAGGACAACATACATTTTCTTTCACATTTCCAAAATTATCATAACATATAGGACATACATCCATCTTATCGAATTTAAAATCATCCTCAAATTCTTTATTCATGTTTTTCACGGAATATAGACTATCTCTCCAAATAGCATTGCTATCTAACACATTTATTAATCTCTTATATTGCTCTATATCAAGTCGTTTCGTCTTGAAATAATTTACATCTAATACACCCCCTACCTTACATACCAAAAATACAATATGTTTACAAACTGTATTCAACTTATGTGAACGATACTGGAAATCCTTACACGTACAGGACAATGAATAATCTTCTTCTATTTTGACAACATATACCTCCCTACCTCTCGTATTCTTCGCACCTAAAATATACACCTCACCTCTCTCCTTTATATAGTCAGATAAATATACATACCCAGAATATCCACAAAATAACTTTAATACAATGTCACTCTGATAATCATTATCAATCTCCATCAACAATTTTGTAATCCTATTATTTTCATCATATCTAATACAACTATTATCTGCATCGTCTATACAAATATTACTCATATCATTCACCAATTCATCCATTTTAATGTAAACATCTTTTCATGTTTAAATTAATCAATTTTTTCTAAATTAATACATGTATGTTAAAGCCTGTACCCTACCTCTTTATAGAAGCATCAACCATATCCTTTACTAAATCATGTAATGTTAGATCATATGACCAACCCAATTCCCTCATTGCCTTACTCGCATCACCAATTAAACATTCAATATCAATATCACGATAATATTTCTGATTCACTTGCACCAAAATACGCCCCTTATTATTTTTTTCCACACCAACCTCATCAATACCCTGACCTACCCATTCTATCTCAATTCCAATCTCCTTAAATGCTAATTCTACAAATTCTCTAACACTGTGAGTTTCCCCAGTTGCAATAACATAATTTTGAGGGTTTTCTTGTTGTAACATAAGAAATACGGCTCTCATATATTGATCGGCCGAACCCCAATCTCTACACGCATTTAAATTACCTAGTTGTAATGGTTCCAATGGAAACTCCTCGTTCTTATCATATGTATTTAAAACCTTATAATACTTTGCCACATAATCTGCTATCTTTTGAGTAACAAATGTATGACCTCGCCTAGGAGACTCGTGATTAAAAAGTAAAGAATTTACAACAAACATTCCATAAGCATCACGATACATATTACATAATTGTTGAGCAGCATACTTTGATATCGCATATACTGAACATGGGTTTTGGGGGGAATCTTCATTTAATTTAAAACTACCATCTGTAATATTCCCAAAAATCTCGCTAGTTGAAGCTTGATATATTTTACAAGTTTTTTCCATCCCTAAATTCTTAACACTTTGTAAAATATTAAGAACACCCAACGTATTTGTTTGAAATGTATAATTCTCAATATCATGACTCACTTTCACGTGTGACATCGCCGCAAGATTATAAATTTCACACGGCTTTACTTTTGCTATTATATTATGAACGTTCATTGCATCCGTAAGATCACCATGATGAAGATGCAGTTTATCAAAAATATGGTCAATATTCTGAGTATTAAATGTAGCAGAACGTCTCATAATACCATGTACTATATAACCTTTTTCTAATAATAATTCTGCTAAAAAACTTCCATCTTGACCTGTTATTCCAAATATTAGTGCAACTTTTTTATCCATAATTTCCATAAATTATATAATTAATTTGTTTTTAAACTAAAAAAATTAATGAAAGCATCAAATACTTTCATTAATTATTTAATTGACAATATCACTCTCATATATCCAATGCAACTCTCATATATCCAATGCACTATTTAACCTGTTCATTAAATCATCTTTTTTACCTGACACCTTCAACTCTAATTCTTTTAAATACTCCTTTAAAATATTCATTGTTACCTTTCCACCCATTTCCATCAACTCCTTTTTAATTCTTATTTTTTTATTTTTCATTTCACAAACACCAGTTTCATCATCATTTAACATTTCATCATTTAACATCACTTTTATTTCTTTATTCAATAATTCATTTATTTCTTCAACATCTTGATAACTCTGAATCACATTATTTTTATATAATATAATATAAAATTGATTCATAACAATTGGCTCCTCATTATCTTCTTGAAATTCCTCACTATAATAATTGTAAAAATAAATCATATGTTTTTTAACTAATTGCTGACCCTCAAAATAAGGAATACACTTATCGTCCATTTTTAATTCGTTAAAAATACCCTTAATATCATCATAACTTTTAATCTCTATATTTTTATACATATTTTTAAACACCATGCAATTTATACAATTTAATACATTATAAATATCATAACTACAATGTATTCTATAAAAATATCCATTCTTTATTAAATGAGATTTTTGCTCCACCACATTCACATGCTTAATATTTTTTAAATCCATATTTATCACTGATTTCACATTAGATTCAATTTTTTCAAATACACAATATCTATACAACTTTAATAGCTCTATCTCATCATCTGGACAACTATTCAATTCATGTTCACTACACCCATCATACATATTTTTATATACTTTATATAAATTATCATATAATTCTGATTCAATACAATTATATCCACACTTTGTCATATAATCTAATAAATAATCATATTTTATTACATATTCTGTAGAATCACTCTCATTTGTCACACCATTTATAAAATATTTTATAGCATAATTAAATATCCCATCCTTATCATTATTACTATCATTAATATAGTACATAATTTCATTATTTCTTATATACAACTTGTTAATCTCATTCAACTTGGCATAATCAATAAAAGATATCACTAATCTTCCACCTTTACTTATATTATAATCCACTATTTTCATAAAATTATTCAAACTCTCATATGCTTTAAAAAATGGACTAAATTTAAAACAAAATATAGAACCAATATCCATACCATTACCATATTGTTTAATAACGCTCTTAATCTTACTACACGAATCATTTGATGTTAAATCCAATTTGAAATTCTTGTAATTTATGTTTGTTTGCTTCATCATATTACAAAATGTAAACGTATTTTCAGCTTTCACCAAATTTAATGTATTTAATTCCAAATTAATTCTCTTATCATAAACTTTATCACATTCTTCAGACGTGCTAAGGTTAGAAACATATTTATTTGTTAAATACTGATTTATTTTATTATGGAAATTCGTCATGTGCTCAAAAAAAAAAATTTTTCTCAACTCTCTCCGTAGTTGTATTCGTCATCTGAAATAACTGAGACGGTGTAATCGGATTATTTATATTATTCCAAATACTACATGCAACAGACGCAAAATTACCATGCTTACTCGGATTTATCGTCTTATCCCATCTCGTTCTCAATGGTACAAATTTATCATTACTCCATTGATACTCAATAACAGTCCTCGTCTGAAACGGCTCGTGTGTTACTGGGTCCACAAGAGCATCATCAAAAGATGTCTCAAACGTAATCTGAGTCGTCTCTGGCATATCACATAGCTTATTTACATCAAATAATACCAGATTTGTCTTTTTCTTTTGAACAGAATCCTGTTCCGTAATAGAATCTTGAACATACAAATTCCACTTATCACCCTCCTTTACAGAATAAAAATCAATCGTATTCAATTCTGCTGGCTTCCATTTTAATAACTTTACCCATTTCTTAATCTTTGGATATGGCTCATTCATCGGAGTAAATATCAATCCATCATTCTTATATGGCTTATCACCTATATTTTTCATAATAATATCTGACCCCATGAATACATTTCTATATATAAATTTCTTCATATTAATCTCATAGTAATCATCACGCAATACACTATTTATATCAGTTATAACTCCATTTAATACATCTAAACGTTGTTTTAACAAGTAATTCTCATCACCGCGCAAATCTTCTCCATTATAAAATAAAATATCAAAAGCATAAAACATAATTTTATTAGTTTTATCATCCTTCACTATCCGAATTAATTCACCATCAACAATACAATTAATATACTTCTCAACCTTTATATGCGTCTTTAAAATATTATTTATATTATTATCCACAAAATATACAATACCATTCGTATCAATAAACATAAAGAAACGCTCTCCATCAGCCTTATCTGTCACAGAATACAACTCCTTAAATAATAGTGACAACTGCTCCTTCTGTAAAGTCTCAGGCTGTGCACCCACAAAATATGGATGACCTCTCTTTTGTGGCATCACCAATGCACGATATTGATTAATCACATTTCTCTTCTCCCTCGCATTTATCACATACAAATTATCCTGTCTAACACTTAATATAAAAGTCATCATATTAATAATCTTATCATACACAGGGCTCTTAATCTCGAATTCCACCTCATACTGCACATTTCTCTTCGAAAGAGCCTCTTCCTCAGAAGTACCCTGATACACAATCGTCATATCCAATACACCCACACCAAATATATAGGATACTCTGTTCTTAAACCTAAAAAACATTGGTTCATCAAGAGTCACTCCATCAACGCGCGATAAAATCTTCTCTGATGATAAACTAATTCGACAATTATAATCAAACACATTATGTTGCCTATGAGTATTCTTTACCATATACTCCTTTTTTCCTAAAGGCTCAAACTTTTCATCCGTATAAATAATTTCACGTAGCTTTCCTTTTTTATCATCCGCATTTTTATAAGAAATCTCTTTTGTATACGTAGAATATTTTTGTAAATCTTTTTCATTATTTAATATACCCTTTAACTTATAGAAAAAATCAATCTCAACACTCGATACAAACTCCGCCTTTGGTGAATTTGTATCCATATAAATAAAATTACCAAAACGAATCTCGCATTCTGTCGTATGATTTAAAGATTTCAAATACGTTAATAACGTCTCCCTATTTATATCCGCTAACACAATTGTTTTACCATTACTCATTCTTATTATACTATAGTACATTAATTTGTTTTTAAATATAATTCATTTTTTATTAAATCATTTCTACATTCATCACTCGACGCTTATATAATTGTGCAGTCTCAAATGCATTCTTCATCTCCGTATTTTTATATTCATATAACTCGTCGTATATATCACGCAATGCATTCATATATTCACCGCCAAAATTCATCGCATTCGACTTTAATATCAATGTAGGCAAATCATCATTACCCCTATCATAATCATCACGAGAATACGTATAATGAATCAATTCATACGCACAAAATGTAACCTTTTTCTCCATTTAAATATAACAATTTAAGATATATATCCTTATTATATTTTTAAATTTTTATCACTTTTTCCTTAATAAAGGCATTTTTCATTAATTTTTTACTTAAATTATCCTTCTCATTTATTTGTCGTTCCTCTAATTTTATACAATCATGGCTATCCATATATCTATGCTTGTAACAATACCATTGCTCGCATCCTTTACAATAACCAATCATCTTTAAAATCTTATTTTTACAATCTATTTTTCCACAATAATTGATCATATTATTATATAACATTATTTTAATTCTAAACTAATTCTATGAAATTTAAGTCAACACATCCTATCCTATACATCAATATAAATTACCTTATATTTCCCTTTTTTTTTTTTATTTCCATACTGTATAAAATAAAATGACTTACAATACGAACGCACTCATCTATGAACAACAAGTCGTTATAAACACAACAGATAATGCTGGTTCATCATCTGGAAGTTTAATCGTAGAAGGTGGTCTCTCTGCAAAAGATACATATGTAACTGGACATGTAGACGTAAATAATGTGCGAATTACACCCAATTTAAACGATATTGTCTATGAACAACAGGCAACATTAGAACCCAATGTATCTACATTCACAGATATTCCTGAATTCTATTTTGTCAATTCAGTAAGTAATTCTTTTCGAGCACAAATTCACGTCACAGTTACAGCTGAAGTCTCTAAATATGCCTTGTATGAAATTCGCGGTGTTCTTGCAAATAATGGATGGTCTATAACATCTAGTTTCACTGGAGTTATAACTGGTGTAAGCTTTGCAATTAAAAATACCAGTGACGCAACTGCTAGAAATATTGGTCAACTCCAATATAAAAATAGTAATCCGCCCGGAACAACAGCTATTATAAGATATAGAGCAACAACTACTGCGCCACCTGGTACTGCCCCCACTGGCTCTACAGGAATTATTAATAATACCTCTGGGCCATTCATTGAAAATACAATCTTTTATGCTAACACAATTAATACCATGGCAAGCGCAGATATGAAATATGATACAAATACATTTACCATTGGTGAAGCATCTAAAGTTGTAGTTCGAGGCACAAATACATTTACTAATCTTTCAAATGGAGGCGCCATGACTGTTATGGGTGATATGTCTGTTGCAAAAAAGATGATTGTAAATCAAAAAATCGGTATTGCAAACACAGACCCATCTTATTCGATTGATATTGGTGGTGATATTAATTTCACTGGAAATCTCTATAAAAATGGCTCTTTATATAGTGGTTCCTCTATTTGGGAAAGCAACCAATATGGTACATTTAATACGGCAAATAATGTAGGTATCGGTACAAGTGCACCAAGTGTAAGTTTAGATGTTATTGGTAACGGAAAGTTTACTGGCTCCCTTACAGCAAGTAGTCTTGCAATCCAAAATGGCACAGCCTCACATGTTTCTGCCGCTACTGCCAACCTTTCTACTGGTGCTACTTCAGCTGCAATTAACGTTACTGGTCTCTCTACTCTCCAGACTGCTACAGCGACACATGTCTCTGCTGCTACTGTCGACCTTTCTACTGGTGCTACTTCAGCTGCAATTAACGTTACTGGTCTCTCTACTCTCCAGACTGCTACAGCGACACATGTTTCTGCTGCCACGGCTAACCTTTCAACT